CTATTTAGTTAAATAATTTCCGTTAAAATTCACAGTACCACCGACTGGTATTGATGCGAACCCAGCTACGTTTAACTGTCCGTTTGTTTCGATATAACATTCGACAGGAATCATTGTGCTTGATGCACTAACCCCCCACGCAGGAATGGGAACTCGTTTTATAGGTCTGCATGCAGAAATAGTGTTATATGCAACTGCTGCTGTTCCGCGCGTCAGCGACCCTGTGACCTGCACTGTCTTGCCAGTTAAAATCATGTCGAAAGCTCCGGTATCTGCCCATCCATTTAATGGATTTCCGTCTTTTACACCTGGATAACCTGAAATAAGAACAGTACCGTTGATGTATCCATTAATGAGAGAAGCATCAAGACCCAGGCCACCAAGATAATCAACTCCTGCCTCCCCATTCTCATTTGCAAATAGCTTTCCATGGGTCAAGCTATTCCCACCGAGTGCATAACCACTTTTTGTGTTACCTTTTGACGATCCTGTTCCTATATTTATCTCAACTGAATCAGGATGAACACGAATACCGCCAGAAGCATTACTAATCCTATGCTCACCGATAGTCCAACCAACACATTTATTATCAATGGTTAATGAATAATAGTTCCCATAGACATTAAATGCAGAGTACCTACCAATGCTGACGTTTGTTATGAATCCGGTATTAGCATCAGACGGTATCAATCCCCATGATGCATTCTGTACAATTAACTCACCAATACCAATTCTGTCGATTGTTACGTTATCATGAGCATCATAAATCCCGCCCATAGTGACATCAGGCCATCCGGAGTTGTCATAAAGACCAACTGCGATTCTTTCCATGTAGTTATCGGCACACGCCCCGCCAGAATCAGATTTGAAAATAAATGCATCACCATACTGACCGTAGCAGTGTGCAATTCCACCCTGCAAACCCTGGCATTTAACTGTAAAACCATGAAAACCGCCGATACATTCCACGTACCCTAATTTAACACCTGACAACTGTTCAAGCAGTAAGCTGTGAGTGCCAGGTTTTGACGGGTCTGTCACGGTGTTAAGGAGCTTTACATTATTTATTTCAAGGTTGGCATTACTGCCAGCGCCATAATGTTGCAGGCCATCTTCATAAGTAACCGACGGATAAACGTTTTGAGAAACATAATCACCAACGTCAATACCTAAATTAAATATTTTGAATCCCTTGGCCTGATTTTTAATTGTACCTTGAATGATGGTTCCTGTTCCGTCCATGAGATATCTTTTGTCAGATGACAGCTGAGGCATTCCAGCGCCAACAATAGTAATATTCTCAACGGTGTTTCTATTTACACCATATAACCCCGTAATGTTATACGTTTTCTTACCCAACCAAAAAACACTACCAGATGTTGCTGCTGTTAGTGCTGCTTTTAAATCTCCATTATAAGGTGCGTTATCTACAACAACGAACTTAACAGGAAGGCTATAATGTTCTGCTAGCCCACCAACTAATAGATACCCATCAGGCTGACTAAGTCTGTACTCAAGCTGATCAGGGTCGTACTTAAGCACGTTTGGGAAGTAAAACTGCTGAGCATTGTTGGCATCGTATACAGCCATTGAATGTCCCTGCACAGTTACAAACTTAGCAATCTGTCCGTTATAAACAGGGAAACCTCCAGCGTTTATGTTAATTGGCTGAGGAACAGGAACGTGAGTTCCATTCTCATTCTCAAGATAAACCTGAACCTGATTTGCAGGATTTACCGGATCGGTATCAATCTGTCCGATATAGATTTTACCATTAGCCACAGCCTTAAATGACCTTGGCATCGTGAACAACTGAGAAGGCATGCTTACAACAGCATTTGCAGTTATGTCTGACATTGTACTTTTACCTTGCAGGTTTTGAGATGCTGCAAACTTAACTGGTAATAGCGACGTAAGGCCGAGTAAAGACTTTAAGAGCGTTCTTCTTTTCATGATCCTTCATCAATTTTGATGGTTTGAATAGATCATGCAAAAAAGAGTGCCTGTTATCAACCTGACAGTCATTTAAGTTGCGCATCATTGCGTTAAAGTTTGATATGGTTTGGCTAATAGGAGATTTTATGGACAGAAACTTATTGAACTTTGCATTCCTTATCTTCGGCATCGTAGTTGGTAAACTACTATTCGCTTAAGGATTCTGATTTTACACCCTGAGCGAATGAGTTAACTGCCCGCTCAACATCAGATAACGCTTTCTCGAATGCGGTAGAACCACGTGGCGTGTTAGCCAGGCGAAGCATTGCGTTTCGTGCCGGTTCACTTTCATACATTCTCGCCAGCAATCCATAACCACCACCGACCCCAACTAGCGCTGGGTTAGTTGCAGACCCAATTCCTAAGATGAATGGGATTGTCTGCTGTCCGGTTGGCGTCGTTACACCTGCCTGCCCCGCACGCTTGGTTGACTCAAGATAGTTTTTCAGCCCTTTCAAATATGCAGCATCACGGCCTTTAAAAGCTATACCAGTCTGGTTAGACATCAGATTTACCTGGCGCAGGAATTGATCAGGAGAACCGCCTGATTTCTCCATAGCCTTTCCGATGATGCCGTTACGCATTTGTGCACGGCCAACCTGCCCAACTGACCGGTATAGATTCTGAATCTCAGATTTGTTCTTGCTGAACAGCATGTTGTTGACCACTTCAGGAGTTAAGTCTCCTTTCATGATCACGTTCTTTAGTCGAGTATTCTGGAGTTTGTTAGCTTCGTCAGCGTATATGGCGTTAGCTTGCTTATAACGACGCAGGGTGTCATTACCAAGATTCTGTCCGATAGCGCTGTCGATATCACCTGTCATTGCATTGTAAATACGCTGAATGGCTGCATCAGATCGGTTTGGCAAGACTGTTCTCTCTCCTTTAACATCCTGCCTAAACTGGCTTCTCAATCCGCTTAACTGCTGCAAATCCATTGCCATTGGCCCGTTTGCTCCAGCATTGCGGGTAAGCTCATCGCGATAGGCCTGAAGCTTAGAAATCGTATCGTTATCCGCAACCTTTCCAAGTTTCTGCAAACTGGCTATTTCAGTATCAATCTGCTGAATTGCCTTTGACGGCTGAATGTTTACGCCTGCCATTGCGTTTTGCACTTGTTCCAGCCTATTCCCCGCTGCGCGCTTTATTCCTGACGTTTTTGCTTTCAGACTACCAACCACAATCGACGGATCATACTCACCAAATCGCGATGCAAACTCATCTACCAACTGACTGCGAGCTTCTTGCTGATTAGCTCGCATAGTACTTGTCCCAGCAAATGGGATATTTTCAGCTGTGGTTTGCGCCATGCGGCCGACGCGTGAATTTGGCTGCAAAACGTCAGTGGTGTGCAAAGGAACATCAGCAGCATTAGCGAACTCAATAGCCTGTTGCGCTTCTGGTGCGATCGTCCCGCGAATCCCACGATAAGCAGCGCCAGCGGCACGGCCTAACTGATTGATTGCCCCGCCTAATGCAACACCAGTTCCTAAGTCTGTTGCCAGTGTTTCTGGATTATCACGCTCACTGTTTGCAGCCAATGAACCAACAGCGTTCTCCGCCAGCAAGCGTGATGCACCCTGAGCAACTCGACCGGCAATAGATGGTGCCTGCGTTGCAATTCTCTCTGCCCCAACAGGAGTCAAATATGGCAGTGCTTCAGAGAAGATTTTACCTTCTGTCGTCTGTGGAGTGAGCGCACCTTGTTGCAAGCCAAAGTCCTGCTCAAGTCCTTGTGTCGTGACACGAGGCGCTGGCTGATAAGTTCCGTCACCAATGCCAAGCTTCTGACCAGCCCATGCCCCGGCGCTGGCGACAGCATCAGCCATTGATGCCGGGATATTTGCCAGATTAACGCCAGCCTGTAGCAATCCACGCCCAGTTTCTGCAGCAGCATTGCCAAGGTCAGACATGAATCCACCCTGTTGCTGAGGCGATTCCTGTGGTTGTTGTGCTGGTTGTTGAGTCGTTGGAGGTGGATAAGCAGCATAGAAAGCCTGTTTAGCCTGTTCTGCATCGTTTCCTGCTTGCGGTGCTACTACTTCATTGAAGTATTGCTCCTGCGCCTGCGCTTTTTGTTCTGGTGCTAACGCCTGATACTGTGGAGAGGCGATAACATCTTTCCATGCTTTAGCCATTAATCACCCCATAGTGAAGAAAAGTTGCTGCCAGCAGGAGATTGTTGTACTGGCGCATTCTGTACCGGCTCCTGATAATCAAACTGTTTTTTAACAGTGCTTAACTTACTTTCAAGCTGATTTCGAATCTTTCCGATAGAGTCACGAAAAGCTTTTTCACTCATTTTGGGACTTAGAGCACCAACTGCATCGGATAATTTTTTACCCTCAGCATCCGAGAGAGCACCCATCCCCTTCAGGGACTGCACCATAGGAAGGAAAGTTTGAGCTTTAAAGGTGTCGAGCCTTGCTTCAAAGTTAGCTGCATCAGAACCAGGAACTGTCGGAAACGCTGAGCGAATGCCTACTGCTTTTGAAAGGCCGGGGCTTTGCTCTATCTCGTTGAGAGAATCAAGCGCAGTGCTGAACGTATCAACTGCGCCCTGAGCGGCGGCCTGTCTGTCAGCCTTTGCTATTTCTGCCTTATGACGAACATCAGCTTGTTTCTGCTTAAGCTCATCCAGTTTTATCTGGTTAGTCTCTCTGGCGATTTGACGATCGAGAACCTTATCCTGTAATTCTGCTCTCTGAATTTCACGCGATAGCGCCGCGTTCTGAGCGCTGATGTTTTGCCCGCGTACAGTGATATCTTGCCCGCGTTGCTGAAGAGCTTCTCCAGCCTGATTGCTGCGGATTGTCTCTGCCAGCCTGCCTCGGTCAATTTCACGACCAGCCATTTTGTCCTGAACATTGAAGTAATCAATCGGACCAAGCGCAGCCATCCCAAGGTGATCAACAAACTCACCAAATCCTGAAGGATTCTGCTGATACATCTGAACAACGTTATTAGGGTCAACACCGACGCGAGTCAGTTCCTTGGCGTTGTTTTGCAGCCATGATTGCATTGCTTCTGGGGACGATGACGCAAGGCGTGCGCCAGCCGCTAAGGTGCCGATGGAATTGCGCTGGTCTTCATCAATGAATCCCATGCCTTTACGAACAGATTCAATCTGGTCTGGATATTGAGTAGCCAACTGACGCAAAGCACCACGATCACCAGACGCATAAGCATTAGCGTACGCCTGCTGAAATTCTTTCTGCCGCTGAGCCTGCTTTTCCTGCTGAAAAACACCCGCAATACCTGAAAGACCTTGCAAAGCCGTCAGTCCAACATTGTTAGCGCCTGAACGCTCAATATCATTGTTCTGCCTGATAAGCTGAAGCGTATTTCCGATGTCATTTACGCTCGGAGCGTTTGAGTTGACGCCGCCGATACCAGCCAACAATCCGCCGTTTGTTCCTTGCCAAGTAGCCATGATTACCCCTTAAAACAACGAGCCAAGCAATCCGATACCAGCACCAATGCCAGCGCCCCAAGGTGTTGATGTTCCCAAAAGGCTGGCAAGACCTGCACCGGCAATCGCACCAGACGTGCCACCGCTAATTGCAGTCTGAAGACTTGATGGTTTATTGGCATTAGCAGCTGCAAGTGCTGCGCTTTGCTGTGCAATGCTGCTCATGTTGTTGGCGTATGTCTGCCCAGCGTTTGCCTGACCTTGCAGCGCACCAAGCCCAACGTTTGCCAGATTGTTGTAATTGCTCATCTGGTTTGATAACCACGACTGACCGAGAGTAGGAGCAATCGTAGCCAATTGATTGCTTGTGGCTGTCGAACCAAGTCCGCCCGTCGCCTCAGCAGCAGCAAGACTCTGGTAACGAGCCTGACCTGCAAGGTCTTTATACTGCTGAGAGTTGTAATACTGATTAAGTGCCTGACCCTGTCCTTCTAAACTGGAAAGGTTCTGAAGCTGGTCAACATACTGCTCCGCAAGCGGCGTGAACGGAGCAAGGTTTTTCATGATCGTCTGCCACTGCTGATTTTGCAGGTCTGCGGCATACTTCTGAGCTTCTGCGGCATACTTTGCGCTTTTATCAGAACTGCCACCTTTCCCGCCTTTTTCAGGGCAATAAGGTTCCTCGCCGCGCAGTTTTCTGCCCAGCTTAAATGCATATAACATGGCTATCTCCCGCGATTCAGGAAGTCGATTAGTTCTTCGCGTGTGGCGCTGTAAAACGTCACGTCATCCACGCCTTTAAAGTATTTCTTGATGGTTCCTACACGCTTAAGGCCAATCATTGCGCAATACATCTGACCGTGGCGGAATTTGCGCGCAGCGAACGATGTGACGCACTGAACGGTGGTGTTAGTCAGAATGTATCGCCAGAACGTCAGCCCGATTTCCTTACTGAATCCGCGAATCTCAGGCAGGTACATGGCGTGGCAGTCAAAGGTCAGCGGCTGAATCTCGTTGTAATACACGATGCCACCGAACTGACCATGTACGCTCACCTCAAAGTAACGGCACTCAGGCTTGTAGTCGTATCCGTCACCGTTGTTGCTCCCGGCGATGATGTCGGGATGGTTGCCGACAGTTTCTATCAGGTCGATGTTTCTGGTGGGAGTGAATGTAATCATCAGTTGATCAATCCATGAGTTCGTATTGCATCTTCGAGAGCTTTTATACGCTGTCGCGCCTGCTGCAATCCGGTAGCCATAGCCGATACCTCAGACTGTGTATATGTGGCACTGACCGTGTATGCCTGGTTAGCGTTGAATGCACCGAGAAGCGCAGCGCCTGTTGCTGCTGTCCATCCGGTCTGTCGAGCACCGATAACTTTAGTGCCGCCAACTGAATAGGACGTTGTCACGTTGAGAGGTGACGCCAGCGATTGTGTTGCGGTGGCTGTTTTCGATACGTAATCAGTCTGCAATGCAGAAATATTTCCTTCCGCCGTCGTCACCCTGCCATCAAGAGCACTAACATCAGCCCGCAAGGTAACTATTTCGCCTTCAGCCATGGTTAGCCTGACATCCAGCCCTGCAATTGCATTGGTATTTGCAGTAATACGGATTTCATGGTCATCTACGTCGATGCGTAACTGCTGAATTCTCGCTTCGTGGTCTGCAATCTCAACATCCTGCTCATCGTTCTTCACCTGCGCGTCATAGGCACCTTGCCCTGCTTCATTTGCCTTTCCCGCAATAGCGCCAACGTCAGTCCCCTGCGCGATTACGTAGAGCAGATAGGACCGGCTGAAGACGTTGCGGGGGAGGATAGATGCATCAAGACGAGTGGCCTGGATAACAACGGGATTATTAAGTGACGGGTCTGCCATATTTTACTCCAGACGAATTTGACACCCGGATAGTGTTACTGGTGATTTGGTGATTACTCGCAGTTTGAATCCGATTAATCGACGAATGCGCCCAACACGTTTCCATAAAACGCGCTTGTCGTACACAAACGGCTCGTTCTGCTCAATCATCTGTTCACGACCGTAATTGATGCCGTCAGTTGTTGCAGACAGGAACAGGCGGTCAGCGTATTGAGCAACACCAGTGGATGATTCAACCTCAAGGTCGAAGCATCTGGCGTTATCTGCTTTGAAAAGGGGCGTAAACAGTAGGTGTTCTTGTTGTTTGTCGTACTGGCTGCTGATGTCGAATTGCAATTGTCCGACCACCGCTTCTGATTTGTCGCCGCACGTTATCTGGTTTCCTTCGTACATGAAGTCGACGCCGCGATATACATCATCGTAAAGCCCGGTTTTCAGCACACACCACTGAGGTCCGTTCTGGCTGGACGATGCGTCGTAAACCAGAACATGGCGAGGGAGATGAATAATCAGAAGCTCATGAGAATCGAAGCGCAAAGTCTCCATCACACCCGTCGCCATTTCTTCAGCGGTATATGAGCGGATAATTTTCTCAATACTGGCGGTCGCAATTGGCGATGCCTGCCCTGAACCGATGATGTAGACGGAAGGTGCGCCAGTAGCCGGATGACTGATAAAGGCGTATGAATCAGCGAACGGCGTTTTACAGTATGTTCCGGCAATGCCCTTCTGTACCATCAACGATGGCTGTGCGACATACAACGCAGCGCCAGCGGTGGTTGCGCCTGTCAGGGAGAAATACTCTATCGTTGACGAACCAAAGCAGACGATGAAGTCTCTCCATGTTCCGATGCCGATGATGCCGTCAGGCTGCGACTCTGCGCGATATTGTGCGCTGTAGCGGTCAGGATGCGATTCATCTTCGAGGTCAGTGATAAACCATGAATCAGTGCCGTCTTTTGACCACGCATAACGCCCACGTAAGCGCGTAATGTCACGCACTGAACCTAACTCATACTGCGTGAATCCGCTGTCCGCAGGCCAGTTTGAGACGGTTTTAACCGTGCCATCATAGCGATACTCGACCAGTTGCCCGTTAACGCCTATCGCCTGTGATGTTCGACCATGCGCCATTGATACGCGACCACTTCCGGCAACATCACCGACCTCGCTTTCTCCTTTGTACAGCTTGCCACCACATACGCGATAAACAGCATTCTGCGCCATGTTGTACTCGACGCCGCGAGATACACCGTTTACATCAGAACGTTTGGCAATGCCCGGGAATGAGCGAAGATATCCGCTGCTGTTGAGTATTTCTTTGGGTGTAGCCAGCATATTCACTGGCAGATAGTCGATATAGTCGGCGTTTCGGAAGTCTTTGCCGACGCCTTTCATGAGCGGAAGTTGCTGAATCGGCATTTATTCACCTCACGTACTCGGATCATCTTTCTCGATGTAAAACCGATTCCACGTAAACGCGCTTTTGTTACCACTACCGCGAGGCATGTCATTTCGCCGCTCAAGTGGTGGTATTTTGGTTAAAGCGATACAGATTGTCTGATATGCACTGTCAGCAGCGGTAAGGAGAGCGTCTGACGGCTGAATGACGTTATCCATGCACACTTGCACAGCGAGTTTCAAAGCGACGCCATCATTTGCCCATGCAGGGATACCTGAATCATCGTCAGGTAACGGCATGATGCCGTTTTCTGTATCAGCAAACTGATATCCAAGCTCGATACCTTTAGCCTGCCATGCTGCCATCATGTCTTCGAGGTCATTAATGGCATCTTCAATTGCCTGAGGGTCAGCATCTGTCAACGTGGCATTGGAATACAGCCCGGCTTTTCGTAAAGCCTTTAGAACGAGATCACCCTTCGTTTTCGCCATCTTCTTCCGCCTTAGCCACTTTTTGCTTCGTTGCGGTTTCTTCAGGAGTTTTTACCCAACCTTTTTTCAGGTGAGATTTAACTTCTTCGTCATCAACAATGACGTAATCGACAGCAAACTGACCACAGGTGATCATGTTGCCAGGCTTATAGAGCATTGTTCGTGCCATTGTCTTCTCCCAATAAAAATGGGGCCGAAGCCCCACCAAAATTACTGCCCGGCAATAACGATGCCCGTATATTCAGGAACCAGTACAGAGCAACCGTACAGAGTGGTGAAACGCGCAGTGGTTACGCCTTTGATGTGGTCGAAGGCGTAAGACATGATCAGCGTAGCGCCCTGCTCGGTGGTTGCTGTCATTACCTGTGGACCCTGACCAGTTGGGAACGCCAGTTTGCCGTACATCAGTTCAACAGAACCATCAGCCCAGAACAGGTTAGCCGGTGCGGCATTTTTGTTGAGAATGGTGATTGCTGCGCTACTTGCCGCATTAGCATCAACGTTTGCATATGGACGGCTGGCGACATCCGCGTTGTCAGGCGGCAGAATTTTCGGGGAGATAGTTACTGTCGTTCCGCTAACTGCCAGAACGCGGAATACCTGCGGCTGCCCGGTGGTATCTTTGGTGATCTGGTGTACGGAATTCACCCCTGCGATGGTAAACGCATCGCCAACCTGCAAACCTTCAGCAGATACCGTAATGGTCCCCTGTCGGTTATCCACTGGCATATCGTTAGCATCTTTCGCTTCAACCTTGTGCGCAGGTGCTGCTGCCAGCGTAATGGAAGTTGCTGTACCCTTCGGAACACGACCAGAAATATCGGTCTTGTAGCTATCGAAGGACGCAACCGGAGGGATCTGCGCTTTTTCGTATGCTGTCAGGGTTGCACCCTGAGCATAGGCACGGTGACCAAGCTCGCCAGCAAGGTCTTTGTAGTTGAATGGGTTCCAGAAAGAGCGACGGTTGATACCCTGCGGTACACCAATCGCCGTCATGGTGGCATCAATACCTGCCGCACAGTTCCACAAATCACGGCCCTGTGTGCCTGTGGTTGAATCAGCCATCGTGATCACGTTAGTAGCACGCTGCGTAACCATGGAAATCAGGTCAGAGTCAATCTGTGCAGCAAGGCGCATACCTGCGGCGCGACCAGCTTCAGTTTTATGTTCCGGGTCACGCATTTCACGCGCATCCAGAGTGTACAGAATGTTTTTCGGCTCCTTGAACACAGAAGGAACAAGGCGCTGAACCAGTGCTGTTGGCGTTTTGTTGCTGAGGTCGAGGCCTTCCTCAATGTTCATGTGGTAATGCTGCGGACGATACAGAACATCACCTGCTCGCTGCATTGCTGTATCACCGGGACGGAATTTTTTAGCGTTACGGGAAACTACGCAGGCGGCCTCAAAGCCTTCAACGTAGTTTTCGAACATGATTTCAAGGTCTTTTGCTAATTGGTTAGCCATGCTTAATGCTCCGATAGGTTATTTTTTTGCCTTTTTAGCGGCGAAATACGGCGTCCAGTCACCAGTTTCCAGCGCCTTGGCTTTCAGTTTGTCGAGGTTGTTGATTACTGCGCCGTTGCTCCCCTTAACTGTCGGGGTTGTGGCTGCCGTGGTTTTTGCTTTTGGCATGATTCTGGCCTTCGATTCGATACGTTCCAGCAGACGACCAATTGCTACGGGGTTGGTAGCTTCTGCCAGTTGCTTGCGCAGTTCAGCGTTGCGACCGAGTGCCAGAACAACGATTTCCGGCTTCTCTGACTCAAGAAGGATCATGTCCTGAATATGAACAGGAACATCTTCGCGTACAGCCTGCTCTGCATCCTGGTAGCCAGCCACTTTCAGTGCTTTTACTCTCTGCATGTAATTGGCTGCTTTCTGCTGAAGCGTTGCGGTACGCGCCTCTTCCTCTCGTTTCCGCTCTCGTACTTGCTCCTGGTATTTGCCGTTTTCCTCTGCCCACTTAGCCATACGTTGCTGATAGATTTCTTCATCGAAACCGATGTCCTCATCATCCAGTTTTGGCATTCGCGGTGGTTGAGTGATTACCGGCTGCTGCTCGACGGGTTTCTGAGACTGACGCATCAACTCTTTCAGCTCGCGGTCTTTCTCTTTAATCGTCTTGCGCAGGTGTTTTACCAGTCCATGCTCTGCGCCATCTTCGCTGGTTGGCGAATCCAGCTTTTCGTCACCAAAGTAGAATTCCTGTTCTGATTCGTCGTCATCAGTTTCAGTATCTTCCTCTGCATCATTGCCGGAGGACTCACTGCCATCTTCTGTTTCGACTTCTTCAGCCAGTTCGACATCATCAGGAATCTGCTCTGATGTATCGGTTTCGATTTCAACTTCTGGTGTGTTTTCTGCCATCTGGTCCATTTGTTACCCCTGTTTACTCGATGTTCAGCCCATCGGAAGGCAATAGGGTGCCAGGCCTCATAAAGACAGCCATTGCACGTTATGGGTTAATTACTGCTGTGGTTGTTGCTGAGTTGATTTTTGCAGGATGCTGCCGATGTCCATGCGCTGCGCATGGCCCTGTGCCTGACTTTTCAGGACAAGCTCTGCATCAGCACGGGCATTATCTCCTTGCTGTTGCTGGAACTGTCCGAGCAGTTTCAGCGCCTCACGGATATCAGATTTTTGCTGGCTATCGGCAGATGCGAGGATTTTCACAACATTTGCCGCAGCAACCTGAGCATCCGTCTGTGCCTGGAATGCCTTAACCTGAATGGCTGCTTGTTCGTTCTGCGCTTTCTGCAATTCAGCCTGACCAGCAAGAAGCTGACCTTGCGCAGCAACCATAGCCGGATCTGGCTGACTCGCCTGTTGTTGTTTCGCCTGCTCAACCATTTGCTGCTCTTCTGGCGTTCTCGGCTTGATAACTCCAGACAGAAGCAACTGATTGCGGTTGTATTCTTTAAGGTCGTCCATCCCTTCGCCGTCCATATTGTCGAGAATCATCGACGATACAAGGTCGTGCTTCGGCGTTCCTGGTGGGATAAGTGCCAGCATGGAAAGTAACGACTTAACCGTTGCATCACGGCGAGTAGCGAACGACTGACCGACATCGACAGTCACTTCATAGTTGCCCTGCGAAAGGTCATTAAGCGCGATAACCTGCCCTGTCTGACGGTCAACCACTTCACCAGTCATCAGCGCCACGTCATCGCTGCCGTCCTCATTAACGATACGCATCGGAGTATCACTGCCATAGACCTCACGCGCCATAGAAAGCCACACGACGCCAGCGCGGCGCATGGATTTAGCCATGTTGTCCATGTAGATATAGGACTGCGTATCCATCCGGTTAAAAATGCTATCAACGGTATCGGTGGCGACGTTGCTCGGCATGTTCTCAAGCTGCGACGCACCTGTAATTTGCTGAATAGCCGTTCCGGTGTACTGCAATAGCCCGGCAAGAGCTGGCGGCATTTGTGTCGGAGGTGTCCAGCCAGCAACCTGAGCTTCTGAAATGACTGTTCCGTTTTTGTCCTTCTTACTGGTCATAGGAAGAACTGCAGGTCTTTTCTTATTCCTCTCTGCCCAGTGATTCATTAATGGGCCGGGAATGAAATCAACATCCACGATAGGAATGCCATCACCGCCAGCCTGAGTGGCGTTATCTGCAATCATGGAAACCATCAGGTTCTCAAGACGCTGTGCATCCATCGCTTTTGCTGCGTGGCCTTCGATTCGCTCCTGATTATCAACAAATGAGCGACGCCCATATACCGGGATGAGAGGAATATGTTCACCCGGAATACGCTTCGGTTCTTCCAGCCATTCAGCGCCAGACAGAAGACCGCAATAAACGCGGCGCTTCTTCACCGTTCGCTCGCCAATCAGTTCGAATGCACCATCGGTCAGTTCGTCGACAATATCTTTGATTTGCTCTTCATCATAGATTGCCGTTTCTCCGCTGACAGGGTTGCGCCACGCCGTGAGCTTCACCTTCTCTATGCGGACTTCATAGTAGCGACCAACATAGATAGCATCAGGAGTTGACCAGTCATATTGAGTGCCAGTGTCATCACGAGAAAGACTTGCAGCGATGGAATCAGGGTATTCAGCTTCGAACGCTTTAGGCGTCATGGAAAACATTTCCATAGCCCACATAGCATCAGAGCGGTCATATTGCTTGCTGTCCTGATCGAAGAAGACGCATGTCGCTGGGTCGTAAACAGGAAGAAGGCTGATGCGTCGCTGCTCGTTACTCGGATCCATTTCATCTTCGTAATCGGCACACATGCGGAAACAACCGAATCCGCCCGTTACAGCATCATCAAATGCGTTATCACACGCTTCACCACCGGATGTTTCCTGATAGTCAGCGCGGAATTTGCCGTTCATCTTTTCGGCCAACGCTTCCGATGCCTTGTCATCCTTCGGCCTGAATTTAACGCTGATGCGATTCTGTCGATACTCGCCAATGATGCGATCACATTCACGGGCAATCTTATTCAGTTCAAAGCGCGGGTAATGCTCAAACCTGCCTTCATCAAATGAATAACCAGCGTTTGTGCTGCCTTCCCACTGTGCGCCGGACACCCGGACGAAACGTTGAGCCTCAATAATCTGCTCACGCATATCCTGCGTTGCTGACCAGGCATTATCAAAGTTGCACAGCACCTTGCGATGCCAGTCAGTCATCTTTTTTTCTGCCATATCAACCTACACCACAAGGAATTGAGTAACTGGAATAGTCGGGTTGCGCAGCCGACTCCGGACAATGCATACACATCATCAACGCATCAGCCAGGTTAGGAGATGGAATACCGAGCTTCTGCTTCATTTCGACCTTAGTCATTAGCTCCAGCTTCCCGTTGTTATTGAATTTGCGCTGAATCTGCGTCAGTTCTGCAAACAACTTCTCCAGCATCTTCTCGCCTATCGCTTCTTTGTCGAAACTCAGCATGTCGTCTGGGTCTGCATACTCACCGTGAACAACCGCCCGATATGTCAGATACAGCCTGTCAGCCAGCGCGTAATAGAATTGTGCTCGCTTATTGCGGAACACATCGCCAATAGTGCGAACGTTGTCGCCCTGTACGACTTCATCGGCCCATGCTCCGGCCTGATACAGTGCATCTTCATCGAATGGCGATTCGCTGCCCTTGAACATCGTGGCGGTGATTTTCTTGCCGGAGAACACTTCCGTTGTCTGTCTGCGTAGCCCCGCACCGACGCCATCACCATCCCACAAGTAGTGGTCAGCGCCGTCTTCAATCGCAAGAGAAGTAGCCCAGTCAGCCCCCTCGTTGATGTCCATCAGCAGGCCTTCGGCAATGCGCTTAACCACCGAACCGTGACGCGATGCGTAACCTTTAGCATCTGGCCCTGTATCTGATGGGTCATGAGCAGAAACAACCGCGCCTTTCGCTTTCCATCCGAGTTTCTTGTGCGCATCGGTAGCAGCTTCAAGCCATTCACGTTTGATGATTGCCATATCACTTGCGCTCACTGGCTCACCAAGCCAGATGTGACGATACAGTGTCGGGTTTCTGCGTTTACACTCTTCCATCTCCAGACGGAGAACTTCAGGAAAGTGCGGGTTGTCGGTGTAGTTCACCGTCAGCAGGCAAATATCATCGGGAGGATTTACAACGAATCGCTGATAGGTATCGTCGAGGATGTTCTTAGGGTTGAAGCTCACCCATATTTCGGAAAACGTCTTGCGGATGGTTGGTATCAGAATATCCCATGATTCCTTCGTTACCGCTTCCGCTTCCTCCACCCAGCAGATATCAATACCTTCGAGCGATTTAATCTTCGTCGGGTTGTTTTTGATGCCGTAGAACATGAATTCAGCATTCGTTCCGAGATGACGAATCATGGAACGCTGAATTTCAAACTCAGCCGAATACCCTTCACGCTCGATGGTATCTTCAAGCAACCGGATTACCGAATCGCTGATACTGTTTTGCAGTTCGCGAGCGCAGAGAATACGCACCGGCTGCCGACGCGCCGCTTCAACAAGCAGTCTCGCAATTGCCCATGACTTACCGCTACCTCGACCGCCTTTGGCGACTTTGTAGCGATGCGCCTCAATGAACGGTTCAAAGATAGGATTAATCGAGGTCATTTTCCGAATAGAGTGCTCATCGGTGATGTTTCAATCTGGATTGCGCCGCCGTCTTTGCCGACAAGCTCGTTAGTTACCTTGTCGCCATACTTACGGGGATTCATTCGGGCCAGCGCCCATTTGCGGGTATCAACGCGAAGTCTTGCCTTTGCCACCTCAGCAGCATCTGGAATCGCAGTGTCAGCAATTTCGAATATCTCTTCGAAAATAGAATCAGCTCGTGCCTCAGTTGCCTTCGCGTACTTGTCGCGAAAATCCTCATGCTTTGCCAACCAGCGGAAAACAGTGGACTTATCCGGCATACCAGGACGCTTACATACTTTCAGCAAACTTTCGCCAGAAGAAAGCAACGAGCAGATATCGTCAGCCACCTCCGGCATATAATCAGAGGGGCGACCAGCTTTTGGTTCAGTCGCCATATTCATCTCACTTAGTTGTTATTTCAGGTTGATGGCTCTTTCGCGCCTTCAATCAATGACTGCTTCAGCAATTCGAGTGTGCCAATCGCCTCGCATAAACTGATTTCACCATCGTAATCATGAATGGCGCTTTCCAGCCGCTCGTATAGCTCTTGAGTAATTGGGAATTTCTTCTCCTTACCCAAATTGATTACGTAACCCACATCATGCTCCGGTGGTGAACAGGTCTAACGCTTCCTTAGATTTACGCACTGCTTCGAATGTGCGGATCGTGATATCCGAATTAGCGCCGCCTGACTGGAAGTGAATTTTGAATAGTTCAAGCTTCAGCTCGTCAGTGCCAATGAATTGAAATGCTTCCTCTGCGGCTGCGTTCTGGTTCATGACCAGTTTGTAAATCTCTAACTGGAATTTCTGTTCTTCAGTCATGGAAATAATCTCTGCCATTGTTGGCTCCGTTTATCCGTTAAAAGGGATATCAGTTAAGTTATCCCGTGTAGGGTATAAGCCATTGTCGAGACCACTAATGAAATAGTCTCTGCAATAACCGATGTCTTTCCATCAGTCCGCCACCACAAAGAATCTTTTTTGCCATAAGGCAGGAGGTTCATCTTTCAGTGGCTGCCAGTGTTATTTCCCCACTTTCTGGCTTGGGTTGTTTCGCGGTACTGCTGCTAATTGGTGATCAGAAATTAATTCCGGTTTCATTATCAAGCCCACCCGTAGATGGGCTTTGTAATGCCTACATGGTAATGATTTGCCAGTCTTCTGCTAGAACATCAGTCTGACTAGCCAGCCACGGCACTAATTTATCGTCCGCTGTTTTCATGGCGATATACGGAAGTTGTTTCGGAGATCGTTTCGGTTCTCCATGCGTACCTTCAGGCAACTCAAAGACGCGACTGCAAAAGCAAGGCGTACTGCCAGTATGAACAGCCTCAGTGTACGGTTTAACGTATGCCAGCCACATACCCTTACCATTCCAGCCAGCACGGGCAACTTTATTCCCCAACTTGAGCGCTTCAATGGCAAGGCCGAAACTTAGCCCTGATACCGGACGATAAGCCTTTTCGAATACTTCTTTTGGACTCCAGATAACGTAGCCATCAAAGCGATCGGTGTTAGGTTTTCCGCCATCCAGATATTCAACCAGATAGCCTTCGTCCTCGCCGTTTTCTCCGGCTGGAAGCTGCCAGCCACGAAAATCGTTATATGCCTGTCTCGTCATCGGAAAGGCGTTAATCAGTTTTACGCCAATATGCTGGGTCATAAAATTACCTATAGAGTTGGGAATAAAAAGCCCCGCATCGCGAGGCTCATTAAATGGACTTTGTGATTTGCAAAAAAATTATTTCAGGCATTGCGTCCTGATGTACTCCTGCAGGTAGTTAACCTGCGCGGTTATCCTGTCGATTCCACTTCGGAGACGGTAATAATTGAGTTCAGCATCTGCTGTAAGTCTTGGGCTTTCTCCATCGCCCATGCCGCTGGCTCCGGTCGTTGACTTTGCACAGGTGGCGGCGACTTGCAGGCGCTTACGACCAGCAGAAACATCAGCACGGAGACTTTCGATAGTCGCGTTAGCATCAGCAAGCTCCTTTGTGTATCTGGCGTCAAGTTCTGCTACATCACGTTGACGCTTCTGCATGTCAGCAATTGTGGATGCGGCCTTATCGCGCTGCTCTTTGTAGGCGATGGCGTTATCACGGTAATGATTAACAGCCCATGACAGGCAGACGATGATGCAGATAATCAGAGCGGAGATAATCGCGGTTAACCGACTCATGACATCAACACCCCAACGGCCAGAAACCACGGCCACGCATCGTTGCCATTCAATGCGAGCAACGCTGCCATGAAAAAGCAAATCATGCTCATTGTTGCCCCCACAAACAGACTTCACGCTCAATCTCACGACGGGTCATCAGCCCTTTCCATTGCTTACCGCCAGCGTATGTCCAGCGCCGTAGCTGATCACATGCTCCCTTGATATCGCCCTGGTTTATTTTGCGAAGAAGCGTCGATGTTCTGAAATTGCCTGTGCCCACGTTATAGACGAACGAGTAAAGAGCGCCGCGCGTTGTTTCCGGTATATCGACTTTGATGTACGGGTTAATTTGTCTGGCGACCGTGGCAAGGTCTTTATTCAGGAGGGCTTTGCATTCTGCTTCGGTATACGTTTTACCGAGCATGATGTCTTTTCCGGTGTGTCCGTGGCATACAGTCCATACACCAACAATATCTTTGTATGGTATGTAGCTGACACCTTCCAGACCATCGTTACCACTCGGTCCAGTGATTAACACAGATGCTATAGCAATAGCCCCGCCACTTATCGCCGCTATTACGCTATTTCGTAGTGCCGGTGACATTGCCATTCAATCTGTCCTCGCGCTCTTTGCGCTTGTAGTACCAGTTGATGCCAAATGTGCCGACAGTACAAAGAATACCAATGATGACAGCCCAGTCATTCAGGGAGAGAATGCCACCCATCGCAGTCAGTCCTCCGAAGCTGTAACTGAACCATTCTCTGATTTTGTCCATACGGTACATGCTCTACCCCTTCATTGAGGGGATTTGCTCTATTTAATTAGGAATAAGGTCGATTACTGATAGAACAAATCCAGGCTACTGTGTTTAGTAATCAGATTTGTTCGTGACCGATATGCACGGGCAAAACGGCAGGAGGTTGTTAGCGCAACCTCATGCCACCCGCTTTCACGAAGGTCATGTGTAGAAGGCCGCAGCGTAACTATCACTGATGAATTCAGGACAGTCAGTGGCTACGGCTCAGTTATGGTGCTGGTTAACGGACTTGAACCGCTACCCATTCGCTTACAAGGCGACTGCTCTACCATTAGAGCTAAACCAGCATGTTTGGCGGGACAGCGTGGACTCGAACCACGATAAGAAGGTTAACAGCCTTCCGTAATCACCTTTATACGACTGACCCAAATAAAAAAAGCCACCGTTGCAACTTAAGAGTCACTAACGGCAGCTTACCTTCTAATTATGGCTAAATGGATAATTGCATGTCAAGGCTTTTAACAGCAACATGCTTAACTTTCTCAACACGTTTACGCATTTTGAAAGCATTTTGCATTGGCTGGTACAAAACAAATAACGATGCTTTCAGGATGTCGTCAATTTCGTTTCTACAGGTTGCCAGTGAAGGTTTTCTCCATCCCTCGCCACCACGTCCACACATCTTGCGTGGCTTTGCAGTCGCGTGATAGTAGGATGCAATTGCTCGCTTAGATGAACCATGAGCGTAGTAGCTGAGGAGGATGCCAAAGGCTTTCTTGTCAATGCACATGACGGAATCGACGACCTGAGAAATCAACATTCCATCATCATCATTGCACATTGGCCTTGTCATAACTCTTCCCGGCTCTACGCTCTCCATGAACTTCGCTATTACGCTGCTCATGCGCTTTTCCAGACGACCTGAATAAACCCATGCGCCCCACAGTTCAAGCCAGCCATTCAGCCACTCATGCTGTTCTTTGGTGAGGTTTAGTTCTCTTATGCCCACGCGCCTTCTCCCTGTACCTGAATCAATGTGAGGTTTCCGCAGAACACTGCGCCGGTATCGATATACATTTGGTTGGCAAATTTAAGTGGTTTCACTGCTGGCGTATGACCAAAGATAAACGTGTCCGCGCCTTTAATTTCTTTCACGATCCCGTCTTGTGAGTTGCTGATTCGTTCGCGGTTCCAGATTACCTGCTGATGATCAACTGGCTTTCCAAATTCGTATTCGTCACAAGGATAATCGGCGTGGCAGATGACATATTTTTTACCTTTGCTCACCAGTTCGATGATTAACGGAAGTTCTTCTGCTTTATGGGCAAGAGCTTTAGCCAGAATTTCTTTGTCGTAATCGAGATTAAAGAACCAGACACCGCCATTAAGCAGCCAGTGATTGACGTTTCCACGCTCTGATAAGCCATCAATCATCATGTGCTCATGGTTTCCACGTACAGCTCTGAACCAGGGGAATGTGATTAATTCCAGGCATTCAACGTTCTCTGCACCACGATCAACCAAATCGCCCACCGAGATAAGCAGGTCTTTTTTGTTGTCGAATCCAATCGTATCCAGTTTGTTCATAAGGTTCGTGTAGCATCCGTGCAGGTCGCCAGCTACCCAAATATTTCGGTATTTGCTGCCATCAATTCTTTCGTAGATATTCATGCAGCCTCACTTCTGCTGTTTCGCAGTTTTTTAAGTTTCTGTTGATACTCCGCCTTGATGGTCCTGCACTCTTCGACAGTCCAGCGATGGCGGTTATGGTTTGATTCGATTTCGTCTACTGCTTCCTGCCCGATGCGGTTAATCAGTTCGACGCGATACGGAACGAGATTTCCGCTTTTGTGCTGGTTGCACACCACGCATTGCTTGTGAATATTGCGTTCATCAAATCGGAGTTGAGGTGCCGCAGCGGTTGTCCGGTAATGCCCGGCATCCCACTGAGCAGACGTGAGCGTTCCGCACGAGATACATGGTAAGTCGCGGTCTCTTTCTCTGATGAAGGCGTTTACGGCTTGTTGGGCTTGTTTAATCCAGTAACTGCGGGGCTTTAAGGCGAGTTTTCGAATCTTCAGTTTATCTTTCTGTTTTTGCTCCTCTCGTCGTCGTTTCTTCTCTGCTGCTTTTTCTGCTTTTTCGCGCTCTTTGCTTCGTCGTTCGAGTGCTAACTTCGTACCACAATCAACACAACACCACTGTTGGTTCTGAAATTGCGGGAAGAACCATTCCCTGCACTCTTCGTTCTTACAACGCCGCCTTGCCTTCCTCATTCGACATATCTCCATTCGGATCGCGATATACCAGCCATTCGTTAACACATTCTGCACAGGCGTAAATTTCATCAGGTGCCAGTTGCTTGTTACATCCTGCGCACATTGCCCTTGCTATGCTCTCTTTCTCATAACTTCGATTGGGGTCAATCATCGCGTTCTCCTCATGCGGTTCCATTTGGACTGCAACAGCCCATAGACATAATCGAATGTCTTGACCTGGCTTTCTGTGGGGATTGGCTTTGGTTTATTTCTGGAGCGTTTCGTTGGAAGGTATTTGCAGTTTTCGCAGATTATGTCGGTGATACTTCGTCGCTGTCGTGCCATACGTCCTCCTTCGTCTCTGGCAGCGGGAAATTACCTACTGGCGACCGCTCACATCTGATACACCATTGGTGCCAATAAGGTTGATTTGGCCGGAATCGATAATCGTCTTTGCTTTCTCCGCAGCGGTAGCAGTGTTTCATGCGGCGTCTCCAAACCTCGCTTTCCATTCCAGTGCTAACCGGGCTTCGTCTGACCACTTAACGCCGCGCTCTGTACCGAATGCCTGTATAAGCTCTAATAGCTCCGCAAACTCGCTTACACGCATCCTGCTGGTTGACTGGCCTATTACCACAAAGCCATTACCGGCAAGGTTAGGAACAACGTCCTGCTGCTTTAATGCCGCGGTAAACACGCACTTCCAGCTTTCTGCATCCAGCCGGCGACCATGCCATTCGACCTGACGCGAGACATCCCCAAGGCAAGCCCAAAGCTTCCGATTTTGGTCTAAGCTGCGGTTGCGATCCTGAATGGTTACTACGATTGGTTTGGTTGGGTCTGGAAGGATTTGCTGTACTGCGTGAATGGCGTTTTGCTGATGCGCTGGAGATCGAATTTCAAAGGTTAGTTTTTTCATATCGCTATACCACGTTAGATATTTGTTTTTGACCTCATTATTTCCGTGCTGTATTCATACTTCGGCAATATCTTGTTGGCGGAATAAACATAAACGTATCTCGGCTTAATTCCTTTATCCCGACAAGAACTACACATAGGCACATCAGGAATACTCTGGAATCCATTAAACCGAAGAGGCATTCCGCATCCGTAGCATTGTTTCAGGTGATATACACACATAAATCACTCCTTCACTTTGATTCCAGCGGCGCGGATGGCGTCAGCGCAATAATCGATAGCGCAGTTGTGTCCTTTGTCGAAATCATCCTCAGCCATCACTTTGTCATCGAGTTTTATCTCGATAGCTGCGCGAGACTTAACCCATGACTGCCAGGCAATCATCTTGATGGCCTGAACGTGAAGTTCTTCGCTGTTGTTAATAGACTCGAACTCTTCACCAAACCACTCCAAAAACTGCTTTCTTGATTCGTCCATATCAAACCCCGTTATGACAGGTTAATTTTCACCCACCCCTTCCCACGCACATTTGCAACAAGCCCTTTCTTTCTCAGGTATTGCATACGGCGATCGATGGTTTCGATATACATTCCATTGCTCCGCCATTTAAGCCAGATATCAAAAACAGGTGTTGGTCTTTCACTCAGCATTGAAAGAATGTTTTGATCTAATTTTTCGTACTTGCTCACAAATACCCTCTCTCACTTAATCGCGCCCACGCTTCGTTAAACTCTTCTCGGGTTGCGCCGGATTTTCTTTCTTCAAACATCATGCATTCGCTGATGTCTCCCCATGACTTTGGTCGCTTTTCAGCGAACAGATCATCCCATTCGAATACCCAGCGGCCTGATTTTCGGTAGTGGTAAATGGTCAGCCATGTTGTGCTGTTCGCTGGATACCCATAGAGAACTTCGACTTTTTGATCACGGTCTTTATGCTTCTTCAGCAGGATAAAGCCAGCAACCAGCGAAGCTCCGGCAAGAATGACGATTGGAATTTGCCAGTCAGCCACGATTTACTCTCCCCCAAATAAAAAGGCCTGCGATTACCAGCAGGCCTGTTATTAGCTCAGTGATGTAGATGGTCATTGCTTCATCTCCCTTTCCATTTCATCAATGTCAACGTCATCAGGAAGGTGGGAGCAATACGCCGCTATACCATGATGATTTATCTCATACCCTTTGAACGTTACCATCTGGCGCGTAATCTCAACTTCGTTCAGGAATCCGTCATCGCATAACTGCCTGGCTATTTTCGATTTGGTCTGGATTATTGGTAGTGCCTGTTCTTTCAAAGCGCATGATATTTGTGCATCCCATGCCTTTTCGAGAATGGCTAATTGTTTTTTATTCATTGCCTTACCTCCATAAGCGCCCTATTAATAAACGCCGTCATTGGATTTGCACATCCCCACCCCGTACCATCTGGATTTCTTTTAATTGGCTCCTTCTTCACTTTGCGTTTTGCATAAATAACCGTCTTCCACTTACGCTCAACAACACTCAAATGCCCTTGTTTCACCATATGCCTTGCTGCTTGAGCGATTCTGTTATTTGGTATTCCGGTAATCAGTGCTAATTCATGTGGGGAGAATTGTTCATGAGTTTTCAGATATTCCAGGATGATTTCTTTTCCAGTCACGATCTGCTCCTGTAACTATCCCATGTAAACGCAAGGGTGCATCCGCCGCCATCATTCATCCTGTCAATAACACGCTCACCAATGAATGCAGACAGTTCATCTTTGCTCTGGTTGCTAATCAGGATTGTTGGCTTCATGCGCTCGTAGCGGGTGTTGATGATTTCGAACATGATCATCTTTTCCGCCTCGCTTCCAAACTGCACACCAACCTCATCGATAATTAGCAGGTCAGGTTTAGTGAACTGTCGGATCACTTCATCCTCTGTGCGGGTGGAGTTTTTCGACCATGTTGATTTATATTCTCTGGCAATTTTCAGCGCCGTTGTGAAAATAGCTGAGCTTTGATGTTCCGTAATTGCGTGCCGGGCGATAGCCAGTGCAAGATGATTCTTTCCAGTACCAGGCTTTCCACACATAACCAGCCCACCGCCTTTCTGTAACCTCTCAGGCCATTTGCTGGCGTATGCCTGACACACCCTGAGCACTCTCTTTGCATCGTCGTTGACTGGCTCGTAGTTCTGTAGTGTGCAACCCTTGAATCGTTCAGGAATATCAAGATTATTCAACAGAAACTCGACATTGCGCTTACGTGATTCCTCGTCGATTTTAATCTTCTCTGCCTGTAGCCGAATAAGCTTATCTCTCATGCATTCCGGGCATCCGCTAGGTCTTGAGGCAAACTTAATTGGCCCAGTCGAGTAACGGTTACGCTGCTCAAACTCACCATGTTTTTCACAGATGCCAGTGCCAATTTCTACAGATGTATGCTCGATAGCAATTGGCGGAGAACTCAATTCTGCAAGTTTTTTCTCCAGTTGGGAGATCTTTTCATCCAGCGTCATGTTCACTCCTGCGCCCATGAAGGCATTTCAGTTTGTCCGTAATCTTTGGTGGCAAAGTTTTCCTGCATAGCTCGATGCTGCGGCCTCGGTTGAGATTTCCCCTTTGGAGTCTTGGGCTCAAAAATCCCCTGCCAACCACTGGCGATGCTCTGGTTTATAATTTCTTCAGGTGTATATCCCTTCTCCAGACTTCTGCTTAGAACGTTGATAGCCTGAGTGACACTTTGCTTAGACTTGATCGACTTACCTATCTCCTTGCGATAGGTAACCCACGACAACCATGTTTCTGCTGATAACCAATCAGGCAACTCTGTTTCTAGCGGGTCGAACTTCTGAGAAACTTTTTTGGGGGATATAGGGGGTTTATTAATATTTTCTTTTGTCTTTAAAGAATGTCTTTTGTGTGTCTCTAACTTCGAGACATTGAGTGTCTCTAATTTGGAGACATTTTTTGTCTCTAACTTCGAGACAAAGTTGCTAACTTGGAGACACTTGCTGAATTGCCACGCAGATACCTCACTGTTTACACCGATTTGATTTCCATCCATAAACAGGCAATTCATTGAAATCAGTTCTTTTTTAGCCTTGTTAACATTCTGCCTTGACAGTCCTGTTAACTGAGCAATTTGCTCATCGGCTATTCGATCTGTTTTCTTATTGAATCCATATGTTTTCCGGACGTAGGCCAGCATAACTTTCAACTGGCGAGCGGTTAAATCAGCACTTGCGATAGCTTCCAGCAGCTCGTTAGCGAATCTGGTGTAACCATCATCGATATCAGCCACTCTTCGCTCCTGTTCAACAGGTTCACTCTTCGACAGGTAAAATACTTCAGCCAGGCTCATTTCCAACCTCCGCATCAAAGCATTGGGCTTCAAGAGACTTAACCATCACCACACTGCCATCTGTATTAATAACTATCGATGAGTTATATTTGCTTATCAGTTGCTTCGCGTAATCAATTCCGGCGCGAATAAGGAAATTTTTCACCGCAGGAAGATGACCAACTACACTACCCAGACCTTGCTCTATAAGCTCCTCATTAAGATCAAGCTCATTTTCATGGCGAAAAGAAATGAATGAGTCGTAAATTGCGTATTCTGCCGTCTCGCCATTTCTTTCAGGGCCAACCAGCGCCCTTATTTCATTTAGAGATTCAGAAAGCTCATTATCTTCAAGCTTGAAAAACTCTCGATTATCACTAAGCCTCTCTTTTGCAAAGGCTTTATGAATGAGTTTTTCATCTGATGCGGGATTATTTGAATGAAAGGCTGCTATCACCTTAAATGGCTTAGGAACGCCAGTAGAGGCTGAAATTTCTTTAGCCCTAACTTCTGGTGAATGCTTAGTCATCCCAATCTTATAAATTCCTGGCATGCACTCATTCGAAAGCACATAAACAAAGCCATTTGATTTAAAATCATCTGGCACCTTCATGCTCTTCAGAACCTGGAATTTGTCATTTTCGTATGTCATAATTACTCCTGTGGATTGATCCAGTCTTTCTACATCAGGCCTCGAAGAATTCGCCGTTCTTCGGGGCTTTTTCTTTTGTCAGCATTCTGGCTACTTTCTTAGCCAGTTCCGCCAACTCCTCGTCTTCAACACCCCATTCAAGAACAGCCAGAAGCATTCCCATTTTTGGGATGAAGCTGTCTTTCCATCGTGAAATTTGCGATTCATTAATCCCTAACGCGTCGGCCACCTTTCGCTGACCACGTACAGCAATTCGATTTAGGATGTTGCTTGTAATTGCATTCGCTTTCTTGCGAGTACTTGTAAGTTGCATATGTAAGTATTTCCTTAACAAATAAGAAGTTATGCGCATCAACTTATGCGCGTTGTATTCCCGCATTTCGGCGGGAATGAGGACCATGACTGTTAAAGAGCGGTGTTACTATTTGTTTTTCTTGTTGCTTGGGAAAGGACGAACTTCCTCTCCAATCACACTGCCATCAGGCTTTACCGTAACCATAATGTTACGACCTGCCAGAATGGCCTTGCTGATAGCGCACTGGATTACACCAAAGTCACTGGCTGCTTTAGCCTGTCCATGGATTTTGGCGTAATCGGCAAGTGTCATTCGAATCATATGCACTCTCCGTTATTAACCATGAACAAAGAATACTACAGGTATTCAAAGCAATCAATACTCAGGGTATTTTTAGTTTAAGTACCTTAGCTATTAGAATTAAGCTATGGAAAATAAAAAATCACTGACGACAGAACAGCTCGAAGACGCTAAGCGGCTTAAGGCTTTGTATGAGTCAAAAAAGAAAGAATTGGGAATAACCCAATACTCAATCGCTGATGAACTGGGTATCACCCAAGGAGCGGTAGGGCATTATCTTAATGGCAGAAACGCGCTAAACGTTGAGGTTGCATCTGGTTTTGCACGACTGTTGCAAGTCTCAATTGCTGATTTTAGCCAGTCAATTGCTGCCAAGGTTGCAGAACAGGCAGAAAGCCTTAAGAGCGATGCCAACGTAAGGTATGCAGGGGAATACAGAGCAGGAAAGAGGTATCCGGTGTTAAGCAGTATCCAGGCTGGCTCGTGGTGTGAAGCATGCGAACCATACACCATTAAAGACATAGATGTTTGGCTTGAGTCTGACGCGCATATTCAAGGTAATGCGTTCTGGCTTAAAGTGGAAGGTGATTCAATGACGGCACCGGTTGGGTTAAGCATTCCAGAGGGAACATTCGTTCTTTTCGATACCGGAAGGGAGGCGATCAACGGCAGCTTGGTCATAGCAAAACTTTCTGACTCTAACGAAGCAACATTCAAGAAGCTGATAATCGACGGCGGAAATAAATACCTCAAGGGACTTAATCCTGCATGGCCTCTCGTGCCAATCAATGGAAACTGCAAGATTATAGGCGTTGCAATTGAGACAAAACTCAGACTGGTTTGATCACGCAAGGGGGCGCTTATGGTTGGAACCGCTATAGCAAGCTTTTTTGGGATGTTGGCAATCTCGACAATTTACGGCTTAGCGCATGCTTTTATTGCGAAATCTCTATCAGAAAAAATAAGCCAGGCTTGGGCGCATAGATCAGCTCGTTTCATGATTCTGGTGATCATAGCAATACAAGGGATATCTGCATTTATCCTCTATGGATCAAGCTTATACCTATTGTATCAAGGCGCGACATTTACGCCTTACACCAGTGATTACGGAACTCTATACGATGGTAGTGAAGACATCACTGTGGCTTGGATCGTCTTTGGTTTATCTATGGCCGTGTCTGTTGTAGCAGACATCATTAAGGTAATTCTCGTCTTAACCTTCGCTGACTAACCTATAATCCCGGCAGCAATAGCTATCGGGATCCACTTCACATATCCCGCATAAAAAGCACTGAACAAGCAGACACCGAAAAAATAAATATCCTTTGTATTCATTTGCTTATCATTATTTCATCAAAAATAAATACCTTGGGTATTTACACAATAAAATACCTACAGTATTCTTTAGCCATCAGCAGGAAGCTGGAAGCCAAACGGAAAAGATTGGCAGGCTCTTTAACATTGATGGGATTGTCCCGCCGAAATGCGGGAACCAAAGAGTAGTTGGCTTTGGGGTGACGTGAAGTGCAGCTGCAAGACGGCAACCGGAAGATAAGCACCCGGCGCGTCACCGCCAAAGTCAATCATCGGAGGTCAACATGACAGTAGTCATTACATATCTGGCTGACGATAACGCCAGAAATCGCCGCAGAGCACGCAGACAGGCTCAACGTGAACAGGCAATGCAAGAGCAGCGACTGGCACGAAAAATTGCGCTAAAGCTCTCTGGTTGCGTCAGAGCAGATAAAGCAGCATCACTCGGAAGCCTTCGCTGCAAGAAGGCAGAAGAAGTCGAGCGTAAACAGAATCGTATTTACTACCGCAAGCCACGCAGTGAAATGGGTGTGACCTGTTCAGGCCGCCAGAAGCAACGCGGAAAATCAATTCCAGCTTATTACGATTGAGGTGAGCCATGCTCAAGAAAGTCAAACGCCGACTTTACAAAGAAGGTAGATATTCATGCCAGTTGCCAAAATGCGACACAACAAAATGGAGTGTCGATGATTGGTGTAACTGGATAGATAGATACGGAACTTGGTGGGATAAATAACAGGTAACTTAAGCGTATTTACTTTCGCAGCAAACCACTTATTTGAGGTGAGATATGGAAGAAGAATTTGAAGAGTTCGAAGAGCATCCGCAGGATGTGATGAACCAATACCAGGAATATGCATATGGCTACGACTATTGATACCAACCAATGGTGTAGCCGCTTTGTGAAATGCAAAGGCTGCAAGCTTGATTCTGAATGCATGGTGAAGCCTGAGGAAATGGCTCTTGTTAGGGAAGATGGAAAGATTGTCGATAAATGGGCAATCAGAACCACGGCAATGATTGCCAGAGAGCTGGAAAAACTAAAGGCTACATAGTTGGTCTTCTTTTATCTCACTTCAAATATCTAATCAGGTCGCAATGCGGCCTTTTTTATTGCCAAAATTTAAGGAATAACAACATGACCAAAGAAATTGTGACATTCAAGGGATTTAACAAAGACCTAAAGTGCCGTGGCTTTCAGTTTGCAATCGGTGAAACCTTCCATCACGATGGAAAAGTAGAGGCTTGCGGTTCTGGATTTCACGCCTGTGAATGTCCTTTCGATGTTTTCAGTTATTATCCGCCGGCAGAAAGCCGCTATGCGGAAACAATATCTTTTGGTATTACAGACAGTGAAGAAGGAGGTGACACTAAAATAGCCAGTTCCAGTATCACAATTAAGGATGAGTTAACGCTTCCTCAGTTCATTCAACGTGGTATCGAATGGATTTGGAGCAAGATAGATAAGTCTCTTGAGCAGCAGATCATGTGTGGCAGCTGGTCAGCGGCAACTAACACTGGCTACCAGTCAGCAGCAACCAACACTGGCGACTGGTCAGCAGCAACCAACACTGGCGACCGATCAGCAGCAACCAACACTGGCAACCGGTCAGCAGCAACCAACACTGGCGACTGGTCAGCAGCAACCAACACTGGCGACCGATCAGCAGCAACCAACACTGGCAACCGGTCAGCAGCAACCAACACTGGCGACTGGTCAGCAGCAACCAACACTGGCAACCGATCAGCAGCAACCAACACTGGCAACCGGTCAGCAGCAACCAACACTGGCTACCAGTCAGCAGCAACCAACACTGGCGACTGGTCAGCAGCAACCAACACTGGCTACCAGTCAGCAGCAACCAACACTGGCTACCAGTCAGCAGCAACCAACACTGGCGACTGTTCAGCAGCGGAAGTGTCTGGATCGCAATCCGTAGCGGCATCACTCGGAATAGAAGGAAAAGCCAGGGCATCTGAAGGCGGAGCTATTGTGCTTTGCTATCGAGATGAAGATGGCGAGTTAATTCATATTCGAGCAAGCAAGGTTGGCGAGAACGGTATTATGCCGAATACATGGTATCAACTGGATAAAGATGGTGAGTTTGTAGAGTGTGAGTGATGCACTTAATGCGGATTCTGTGATTCCGCATTGCGAGCAATATCGCTCGTAACCAAACGAGGACGACGACTCGTTCTGGTTAATCGAAAAATCATCCCTTGATGTTATTTGCCGCTCGCAGTCAGGGCGGCTTTTTTACCAGTATATCAATAGCGCTTCATATCGAGGCGTTTTCGCTATGCCAATAAATAAAAATGGAGAATCCCACGATGACATTTGCTATCGCGGGCGGTGCCGTCATGGGTATCGCACACCTTAATGAATCACTTTTAGAGCGTATCACCAGAAAATTACGGGCCGGATGGAAACGTCTCGGTGAAATTCTTAATCAGCCAGGAGTGCCACGCCATGACCATTACTCCTGTTAATGGAACAATTCTTGTTCAGCAAGGAAACAGGGAGTTCAACAAGCTATATGAGAAAGTATTTCCGGATACAAAACAGGGAATGTCTGATGCGTATACATGGGCTGCCGGAATAGCTCTTGGTTGGGATAAGTGGCAGGACGAAGAATGGGAGGCGCGTCATGTTGCATGATTTTGATGATGAAGAATTTATTGCTCTCAGTTCTCCTGAAATTGAGGAAGAAGTGGAGCAGCAAATTAACTTAGCCGCAGAACGGCAGAATCCGGTTATTAGCTGGGATGAATTTGCGGGGTATTACTCATGAATCTGGATCAGTTAGATGAACCGTTCGCAGCTGAAGATATCGAATGGCGAATACAGCGAAGCGGGAAAACACGCGATGGCAAAGTGTGGGCTATGGTGCTGGCTTATGTCACGAACAGGGCAATCATGAAACGCCTTGACGATGTTTGCGGCAAAGCAGGATGGCGCAATGAATACCGCGATATTCCCAACAACGGCGGCGTTGAATGCGGAATATCAATCAAGATTGATTCCGAATGGGTCACCAAATGGGATGCTGCTGAAAACACGCAGGTAGAAGCCGTCAAAGGTGGTCGTTCCGGTGCAATGAAGCGCGCTGCCGTTCAGTGGGGAATCGGTCGGTATCTGTATAACCTTGAGGAAGGTTTCGCACAAACATCACTCGATAAAAAGCAGGGATGGCACAGGGCAAAACTGAAGGATGGAACAGGATTTTACTGGCTCCCTCCATCGCTGCCGGACTGGGCCATGCCAGCATCAGGCAATCAACCATCACCAGAAAATACCAACCAGAAATCACCATCGTTTGACTGCGAACAAATCCTGAAAGACTTCAGAGATTATGCAGCAACAGAAACTGACAAGAAAAAGCTAATTGAGAGATATCAGCATGACTGGCAATTATTGGCTGGTCACGATGATGCGCAGACAAAATGCGTTCAGGTAATGAACATCAGAGTTAACGAACTAAAACAGGCGGCATAAATGGCTAGTAGAGGCGTAAATAAGGTGATCATCTTAGGCCGGGTCGGACAAGACCCGGAGGTTCGTTATTCACCATCAGGGACGGCGTTCGCTAACCTGACAGTCGCTACATCAGAGCAGTGGCGAGATAAACAGACTGGCGAACAGAAGGAGCTAACTGAATGGCATCGCGTAGCGGTTGTCGGAAAGCTTGCTGAGGTAGTAAGTCAGTATGTCAAAAAAGGCGATCAGGTTTACTTCGAAGGGATGCTACGCACTCGGAAATGGCAAGACCAGTCAGGCCAAGACCGCTACACCACGGAAGTCCACGTTGGCATTAATGGCGTGATGCAGATGCTAGGCGGCACTGGTGACAGCAAACAGCAAGCAGCCAGTAAGCAGCCGCGGAAACATCAGCAATCAGCGCCCCAACACAGCGAACCGCCGATGAACTTTGATGACTCAGACATTCCTTTTTAGGAGTAAGCATGAAGACCTGTTCCAGATGCAATCAGCAGAAGGAAGAAAGGGACTTTCAAATAAGAAGAGCATCCAATGATGGATTAACTGCCGCATGCCGTGTTTGCCTTGCTGAGTACGACAAAGAGCGCGCGGGATTGCCACATCGAGTATCGGCCAGGAGGGATTATCAATCCTCAGATCGCGGTAGAGAACGATGTAACGCAGCCAAAAAGCGGTTTATTAAGCGCAACCCATGGAAAAGAAAAGCCCACATAATCGTGGGCAATTTTTTGCGCGATGGGAAGCTAACTCGACCATCACGGTGCGAGTGCTGCGGATCCGAATGTAAACCTCAGGCTCACCACTGCGACTACGGTAAGCCTACCGATGTGATGTGGCTATGCAAATCCTGTCATGTCGAATGGCATAAACATAACAAACCAATCTATCCGGACGAGGCACCTGTAACTTTCCCCTTCCCTCGTCACGCTATTCACGCAATTTAAGGACTTACATGAATCATTTAATGGTTGACCTTGAAACAATGGGCAACGGGCCATACGCGCCCGTTATTTCGATTGGGGCAGTATTCTTTGATCTGAAAACTGGAGAAACAGGAGAAGACTTCTCGGTTAATATCTCGCTCGAGTCATCAATGCGATACCGGGCGCGTCCTGATGCTTCAACCATTTTATGGTGGATGGAACAGGGAGAAGATGCCAGAAAATCGCTAACCAATGACACTCAAGAGCTTTCAACGGCTCTTTCATGGTTATCAGACTTTATCGCAAAGCACGCCAACCCTAAATTCGTTCAGGTTTGGGGAAATGGCGCATCATTTGACTGTGTGATTCTACGAAATAGTTATGCTCTGGCCGGGCACCAAGCGCCCTGGCAGTGGTGGAATGACCGCGACGTCCGAACCATCGTCGAGCTTGGAAAGGCAATTGGGTTCGACCCTAAACGAGATATGCCATTCGAAGGAACTCGACACAACGCGCTTGATGATGCCATTCACCAAGCCAAATACGTTTCAGCAATCTGGAAAAAGTTAGCTAAATAATCACCAGGTGAAAACATGCCAGCGCCTATGTATGGTGCGAATGACCCGCGCCGCTGTTCCGGCAATTCCGTCTCGGAGGTGCTGGATAAATTCAGAAAAAACTACGACCTGATAATGTCACTACCGCAGGAAACGAAAGAGGAAAAGGAATTTCGCCACTGTATATGGCTTGCAGAGAAAGAAGAACGCGAGCGAATTTACCAGACATCCATCCGGCCATTCCGCAAAGCCACTTACACCAAATTTATTGAAATAGACCAGCGCCTTCGTGATTACCGTTCGCGTTACGGCGCTATCAGCAATAACTGAGGAATTCATCATGAGAGGTTTGTCCTACGACCCCGGTATCCTGCCATCTGAAATGATTATTCGACACCGCTTCAAGCCCATCAACGATATTCCACGCGAAGAAATGCTTAAGCGAAATAGTTTTCCATTAGTGAATGAAAATCGCTTTCTCAATACATGGCTTAAAGAAAGGAGTAAGAAGTGAAACTATACGAAATGGAAGGATTTCTTCGCGGTAAGTGCATCCCGGGAGACCTGAAGGTTAACGAAACAAACGCTGAATATCTGGTGCGTAAATTTTCTGAAGCGGAGGCCAAGATTTCGGCGCTGACGGCGGAGAATGAGCTGGCTCGTAAAGCAGTTCAGGCATTCTGCGATGTTGTTGGCGACAACATTGAGGTTATCTCCGAGGAGGTTGGGCGAGATGGCGTTCTGGTTATTTTGGAGGCCATGAAGGCAACAGGAAACACCCCAGCCACCGACGCTTTCCTGGCTGAAGTGCGGGCAAGTGCTCGTAACGAGGGCATAAACTATGCCGCCAGCCGTCTCGCCGCCGCCTTCAATCACGGATTCCTCGATAAACCTGTATCAGAAGTTCTCGACGTGACACGCATGATTTTGTCGGCGAAAGAGGATTTATCCAATGACCCACTACCAGCGGCTGACGGTTTGTCAGGTGAATACGCGGAGAAATCGATTGAGGAATGGGCCACCCAACTTCGCAAGGGGGACGCCCAATGAGCAACATCGACAAACAGGCGCTGCGTGAAGCGGCGGAGCGTGCAATGCATGACGACTGGGGATATGACACTGATATTTTCCATGAACAGGTAACACCATCGGTTGTGCTGGCACTGCTGGATGAGAATCTTCAACTCCAGCGGGAAAAAGACGCAATAGAGGCCGTAGCGCTTGCGCTGCGTGATGATATGCGACAGGCGCGGGAGCAACTGGAAGCCGCAGAACGCAGCATAGCAGAACAAAGCGCGATTGTAGCTGCTGCTGAAAAACTGGTTCGCTGCAAAGGTCGTTACCACAGTGAACTGAATTACCGGGCGCTGGCAAAACTTTTTGGTGTCATTACGCCGGATTTACCACCACTTGAGTATGAAAACGTTCATTACACAGACGCTGCTGAGGTGGAAATTTCGGCATTACGCCAGCGCATTCAAGAACTGGAGGCGCGGGTAATTGTACTGCCTCAACGACTGTCACCAGAGGGCTACCACATCGATGAGGCATATATGGTTGATGATACTGAGGGGGAATATTTAGACCGCGACGCAGTAATTGACGCAATCCGCGCCGCTGGCATCAAGGTTAAGGGGGAGTGAAATGACAAAAATATTCCGGAAGAGTTATCCACGTCAAAGTAGGTTTAAAGAGGCTCTATTTTTCCTTCTCTTTCTTATTTTAATGGTTCCAATATCACCGATATTCTTCATCTGGTTAGCAGGCGTACAGGCAGAAAAAATAGCCGAGTGGTATAGCTCCATCGTATGGGGGCCATTTAATAAACTGCACAACAAATTAAATCCGTACAGGGAGGGCTAACCCATGACCACTATTACCAAAGAACGCCTGCTCAAAATTCAGCATTGGCGCGAAACATATGGAGCTGGTAGCAACGTTATGCTGCCGGCAGAAGAAGCGGAAGAGCTGGCGCGTATCGCACTGGCATCGCTGGATGCTGATAAACCAGAATTAAAAATCGCTGAGCTTATTAATAAATTCTACGAGCGCTACCCGCTTGCATCATTCAATAAAGATACAGATGAGCCGAGGCGTTAGGTTATTTCCTGGCTGGCGCTGAATTGCAGTGTTTTGGTGAGTTCATTAAATACGAGGAATTGTTCGGAGATGAATAACAAACTACCAGAGTGGCGCAAGGCGCTGAATTCGGCTGTAGAAAACTATCAATCTACGCAGGCTTGGTATGAAGAAAACCCGGATAACCCGGCAGCCGAACAGGATATGGACGCTGCGGAGGGTGATATTGAAAAGTTACTGAAACAATATGGTGTGCTCATCGTATTAAGTTTGATGGATGAGATTGACGAGCTACAGGAACGCCGCAAGGCTGATAGCGCTGAGCCTTTGGCGTGGACTGACGAAGAAGAGTTGCGGGATTTACGCAAGGTCGGTTTCTGCGAGATGTTTTCAGTTGAGCCAATCAGCAAAGATGCTGATATGCTCCGCGTTATCCCACTCTATCGTCACGCTCAGCCAGCGCCGGTAATGCCAGCGGAGCTGCACCCTGATACGCAAAATCTGGTGGCCGACTTCTGCACCGCCCTGGCTGAGAAGTTGTACAAGGCTCAATTAAAATACGGCTACGACGCTGACTGGAAACAGGATGGCTGGGCAACGCAGTGCCTGTCGCATTTTCACCAGCATATTGCCAAAGGCGACCCCTGCGACGTTGCTGCCTACTGTGCGTTCATGTGGTATCACGGCTGGAAAACGGAGTCAGTATCAGGGCCGGTAGTGCCGGAGGAAATGCCGAAAGGTCTGGCTGGTCAAATTGTCAGTCTGCTGGCGCATAACATAGGCGATAAGTTATTGGCACAGAAAATATGGAACGCCTGCCGTGCTGTCATGCTTCAGAGTAAATATCGCGATCTGTCACAACCAGTAGATCCTCAGATTTCAGAATACGAGAAAATAATGCTGCGGGCTGGCTGGGTTATGGTGCCCGTCGAACCAACGGACGAAATGATAGCTGCGGCGATGAACTGCGAAGATGTGCTGTTCAATAGCGATGAGTCATTCTGCGTACAGTTCGGTAATATCTACGAGGCCATGCTCGCAGCAGCACCGCAGGAGGTGAAGTGATGGCTAAATCCCCAGCAGAGCGCAACTAACAAACCTCGCACAGTCGAGGTTTCTTTTATCGGAGTAACTATGGAATCACACAGCCTCACACTCGATGAGGCCTGTTCATTTCTCAAGATATCCAATAACCAGCCTTGCGCTGGTTTTTTCTTGCGTGAATTTGCAGAGGTAATGCGATGTACTTAACGCTTCCAGAATGGAACCAGCGACAGCCAAGGCCAAGAAGCCTTGAGACAGTTCGACGCTGGGTTAGAGAGTGTCGAATCTCCCCTCCTCCACTTAAGGATGGGAGGGAGTATCTGTTTCATGAGAACGCAGTAAAAATCGACGTTAAAAATAAGCCAACAGGCAGACTTTTGAAGAGGATTAGAGATGGGAAGAAGGCGAAGCCATGAACGCCGTGATTTGCCTCCAAACTTGTATATCAGGAACAACGGTTATTATTGCTATCGAGACCCAAGGACGGGTAAGGAGTTTGGGTTAGGTCGCGACCGGAGAATCGCAGTAACAGAAGCAGTTCAGGCGAACATTGAGTTATTTTCCAGCGCTGAGCGAAAAAGTCTTACGTCGCGGATCAATAATGAAGATGCAATGACTATGCACGCATGGCTGGAAAAATATGACAGCATCATATCAGTCAGAGGACTCAGGCCTAAAACACTTGCTGATTACAGAAGCAAAATAAGAGCCATAAAGGAGCGGTTTCAGGACATTCCATTGTCAGATATAACAACCAGGGATATTGCCACCATACTCAATGATTATGTTTCAGAAGGAAAGTCGGCCACATCAAAGTTAATCAGATCGACGTTGAGTGACATTTTCAGAGAAGCTATAGCTGAAGGCTTCATACACTCAAACCCAGTCACGGCCACAAGGGCCGCTAAATCTGAAGTTAAAAGGGTCAGATTAACCACCGATGAATTCATGAAAATATATGATGCTGCCGGGAAGCAGCCGCCATGGGTGAAACTGTCTATGGAGATAGCATTACTTACCGGGCAGCGTGTTAGTGATATCTGTGCAATGAAATGGGTTGACATTTCAGAAGGATTTCTACACGTACAACAACAAAAGACAGGAGTAAAACTGGCGATACCGGTAACGATTAAACTTGATGCAGCTAACCTTTCGCTTTCAGATACGCTGAAGAGATGTAAATCACTTTCGCAAGGAGAAACAATAATTTCCTCTACACGAAGCGAAGCGCTTTCATCAGGGACGGTATCAAGGTATTTTATGCGCGCACGCAAGGAATCTGGACTTTCTTTCAGCGGAGAACCGCCAACATTTCATGAGATACGCAGCCTGTCTGCAAGGCTCTATGAGAAACAGTATGGCGAAAGATTTGCGCAGCACCTTCTCGGACATAAGTCTGATAGCATGGCTGCGCAATACAGGAACGATCGCGGGAGAGAGTGGGAGAGAATAGAAATCAGTTAG